AGAAACACAGCAGGATATACACCAGCACCTATGTTCTCTCCTCAAGAAGGAGCAGGAGGTGTTCAACCACCAGCGACTTTATCACTAGGCAGAATGTCACGAAAAATAGGACAAGATTTAGTTAGTCAAAAAGTACCAGGCACAAGAAGTTTTTTATCTGCAAGAATGAGAGCAACTATAGCTAATGTAGTAGAAGATGAGGCAGATATACCTGTTTTAGTAAATACTTTATTGCCAGGCATACCATCAAAAATGACTGATGAAGATGCTATAAATAGATTTAGTCATTTATATAGAGATGCCCCACAGCAATTATCAGTATTTGAAAGAGCATATCACAATGCTGGACGGCAAGAAGTTCCAACTATACCTGTAGAGCGAGAGGAGGTTATTGAAGAAGATTAGTAATTTATTAAGAAAATATTTTCTCAATATATTATAAATGGAAGTGCCAGGCTTTGAGAGAAAAAAACACGAAAACCCTTTTAATTATACAGACGACCAATTATTAGAAAAACAATTAGCATTAAAAACTATGAAAGAACTATATCCAGATGTTCCAACATATTATGCCGAATTAGTTTATGATTTATGTAAAAATAAAACACAAGAAGAGATAGATGAGATTAAGCATAAAGTGGAAACAGTACCATTTAAATATGCTAAAAAAGAAAATGAAAAATTAGAAAAATAAAATATTTGTTTATAATAAATATGAGTCTACAAAGAAGTAGGTTTGAAAGTCAACAGGTGGTAAATAGTTTTAATCTTTTTATAGATAGCGAAAAAGCAAGTGTAGTAGGAGATAGACAAAGTGAAGGGGACGACGTGCATATACACTTTGAAGGCAACGTTGTGGAGGCAGGAGATGGCGAGACCATTAGATTATCTCTTTTAAATTTTACTATGTTCAATAACCTGTATATGATAAATATAAATAACTCAAGATTTAATGTTCGTGGTTCTAGTGGAACACACGCAAATTTTTTAAATGTTGTTAATATTGATAGAAAAAATTATAATAATTTACAAGCCATCGCTACCAGTTTCGCAACAAATTTAGGAACTTATTTAGCAACTAAATCGGCAGCCACATCATTTGAAAATACAACTATATTACCTAACACAACAAGTATGAACGCTACTGATAATCGTCTTTTAGATATTCTACTCACAGCTAAAGACGGAGGAGGTGCAACAATAGCTCACGGAATAACTAATTTAAAAATTCAGTGTTTAGAGGCAGAAGGAGAGAGTCACGTTATTTTAGGAGGAAATCGCCAAGATGACTCAACTGATGTTGCCTTTAGCAGTTTAAAAATCACAATAGCGGCAAATACCATTAGAGTTCAAGGATATTTCCCTATGCAAAGATTAAGTGATCCCTATGTATATTTAAGATGTAATAATGCCCAGAATGGTTTAGAGATGTCTGTCTTATCAAGCGATAAATCAAGTTATAATACTGATATAATTAATAGTGACATCTTCGCCAAGTTGTTTAAAGATGTCGAGTATATTACATACGAAAGCAATACTGGTGATGAATATTTTATGAATCTTCAACAAAGAAAATTAGCAAATTTACGACTCTCTCTAACAGATAGTAAAGGAAGAAAATTAGGTAGAACATCTACTCAAACAGATTTAGGAACAGCGGCAGGACTTGTGGATAGTAATTTAAACTTTGAAAGTAATGGACAAAATACAACAGGTAATTTATATTTTACTGCAGTTGTTCGTGTTGAGATAGTTAAGAACAGAAATCCTGTTAAATTAGAAAGCGAGGCATTACCTCCTCCAAGACCAGCAAGAGAAGGACAGAGTGTATTAGTATGGCCAGATTATGGAAGACCGAAGTTTTAGAGAAATTAATTAATTTATTTTTTTAATTAATTTTTTTTATTTTTTTTATCTTTTATAATAATATAAAAGAATGGCTGGAGTACTCCCATCAAACGTCAGTTATTTTATGCAGCGTCTGCAGGGTAAACACATTATGCCCTGAACAGGTGCAGGTGGGTGCGTGAGCATCCGTTGGAGCGTGTGAATTAACACACCACCTTGGTAGCATCTAGTCGGCTTATAATCGGGCTATTAATTTAGTGGTTATAAGTGGTATGGGGGCGACAGCCCCAACCTATGGTCTATTAGACCTAACAGGCAAGACGAGTGAAAACGGTCAAAATTCGTGAAAGCGGACAAGACCGTCGGTTGCTGTATAGGGAAACCTATATAAGTGGTCGCTAACGACTGGGTCACTTGTCGGTCTCCTAACCTCTTTAGGGAGTATGGAGGCTTAATGTACAGTCTGTCCATCATAAACCTTCTTGGTGAATGATGCTCTATGTGATTTGCTGGATTGAAAATTGAAGGCAGGGAAGCATAGAGGGTTTATCTATTTAGATAAATCGGTTCACGGTAAGTGTATCCCACTTTAAAGTACACCCTCAGACTGATGGTAATCAAACATCAGGTAAAATCGTAAGATATGAAATCCCTAGTAATACCCTCTTAAATTTGCGGTCAACACGCCTATTTTTTAATTGCACAACCGCAGGTGCTGGCACATCAATGCCTAATGATGTTAGTTCATTCATTGAGCGATGCTCTGTCTATATGGGTGGCGTTTTAGTTCAAAATGGTTTCCAAGGATATAACGTGCTCAAGCACGCTAAAGCGGCACTAAAAGGATCTAAATGCGGTGCTACTTTAGGTCACCCAGAAGTTGTCCGAAAAATCTCGTATCACAATGGAGCTACTTTTGGAAACACTGACCCAGAAGCTTATCTAACAGATGGCACTGAATCTTTTTGCGTGGACGACTGGGAAGGCCTTTTAGGCACTTTAGAACCAAGTATTATTGATACTGGATTATTCCCACAGATAACTCTAGAAATAACACTAGCAGATGACACTGTTTGCCCCATATCAGAAGGTCGTGTTTTACCTGATGGCACAGGTGCTACTACTAATCATTTTGACAAAACTGGTTCAGGTAATCCAACATATACTCTCTCACAGATGACTCTTCAAGTTGAAGTTTTAGGAATGGCAACATCAGTTTTAGATCAAATTGTTGAACAGCGTATTGCCAGTGTTGGCTATCTTTCTTTACCCTTCAAGAATCACTATTCTTTCACATCAACCCACACCAGCACAAGTCGCTTTAATGTAAATAGTGCTAGCTGGGATAGACTCTGGTTAGCATATCGTCCCACAACTTTCTCTGCTAAATCGGCTCCAGTAATTGTAAAAGGCTATAAAAAATCAGGTGCATTTGTTGATGATGTTGCAGGTCAAACTGCGGCAGATATTGATATTGGTATCCCACAATATGATGCAGGCGGTGTTTTAGACACTAACAAAGAGAAATATATCTCTAACTATTTCAAATTCAAAGAGATTGAGACATCAGCTTCTGTACCTGCTTATTTCCAGTTACAGGTTAATAGTGCTAATATTCCAGCCTACAGAATGACTACTCCAGAGGCTTATGCTATGTCTATGAATTCTATTGATCATTATGACAAGAACCACAAGCTGACTCTAGACCAATACCGTAATGACTTCTTTGTGCAGTGCTATCGCTTCTGCCTTCCAGATAGTGACTTTAATAGATTAGCCTCTGGCTTAGACACTAGAAGTGTGTCAGCTATGGGTTCTCTAACCACTGAAAATATTGCATCTTGTAACTTAATGATGTTTGCAGAATGCACTGCAGAATTGAGATTAGGTTCTGGACGCGCGATAGAAATTATTGCCTAAAATAACATTTAAATATAAAAAAAAATTGATTTAAAAATAAAATTACAAAAATAAAATATATAATGACAACCACAAAGAATTACATATTTTATAAGATTTGCAGTGAGGATAATGAATATGTTTATGTAGGTTCTACTTGTAATTTTAATAACAGAAAAAGACAGCATAGACAAAGATGTAATAATGAAAATGATAAAGAATTCCATTTAAAAGTTTATAAAACAATTCGTGAAAATGGTGGATGGGAAAATTGGAAGATGATACAAATTGGAACAAGAGAACAAATTACAAAACGCGAGGCAGAACAAATTGAGGAAAAATACAGATTAGAATTAAAAGCAGAACTAAATGATAAACGATCGTACCTTGATAAACAGAGCAAAGAATACAAAGAAGAAAAAGCAATTAGTGATAAAAAATATAGAGAAAGTGAGAAAGGAAAAGCAGCATATGAGAGAAGAAAAGATTACTTTACTGAATATAATAATAGTGAAGAGACAAAAGAACGCAAACATCAATGGTATTTAGCAAATAAAGAAAAGCAAGCGGCAAAGGCAAGTGAGAGATATGTTTGTAGTTGTGGTAAAGAACTAACAATTGGTAAAAAGGCAAGACACGAAAAATCAAAATTTCATATAGACAATTGTAATTTAAATTAATTTATTATTAAAATAAAATATATACTAATAATAAATGGTTGATCCGGTGGGACTATACGCAGGTATAAAACCTTTCAAAGGAGCTACAGAATTTAGTTATTTTGATTATGAACCAAGAACTAACATGTTTGAAGGAATTAAAAATAATAATATTAGAAATCCAACTCCAGGCATATATACGCCTATAGGAAAACTTCCATCAGAATTTAATGATACAATATTTAGAAGCACTTTAAAACAAGTATTACCAGTTAAAGGCCAACCAGAGGCAGTAACTTATGGTAGACCAGAAAGTGAAAAAAATGGTTGGATGTATCCTCAACAAGGGTACGCAAGGCATCAACAAATTGGTTTAGCAACCGATGTAAATAAACCGATGACGCTACCAATAATGCCTATCTCAGGCTTTTATGATCAAGATATGGTAAATGTATTAGGTAATTTAAAATAAAATTGATTTAAATATAAAAGAATAAAAAAGAATAAAAAAGAATGCCGAACTATCAAAATGCGAAAATATATAAATTATGGAGTCCTGAAGGAGATGATATTTATATAGGTTCTACTACTACTTTATTAAGCGCAAGAAAAGCAAAACATAAATATTGCAATGAATCTGAATCAAGAATACTTTTTGAGAAATATACTGATGTTAGAATAGAACTTTTAGAATGTTGCCCTTGTGATAATAAAGAAGAATTATTAAAAAAAGAAGGAGAATACATAAGAAATAATAAGTGTGTAAATAAAAAAATTCCTTTAAGAACAGGTAAAGAACATTACCAAGATAATAAAGAATATAAAA